ATGAATACCGCAAATATTGATGATAAAAATCCTACTCCAGATTTGGCTGAAGATAATGCCTTTTTCCCATCACCTTATTCACTAAGTCAATATACTGCTCCTAAAACCGATTACGATGGCACCACTTATTCAACGCCGTATGCGGGCAATAAAAAAGTTTTAATGATTGCAACTGATGAGCGTTACATTCAGATGCAAAACGGTAAGTTCTTTTCAACAGGCAACCATCCTGTAGAAATGCTTTTACCGATGTTTCATTTAGATAATGCAGGCTTCGAAATTGATATTGCGACACTTTCAGGAAATCCAGCCAAACTTGAAATGTGGGCAATGCCAAAGCAAGAACAAGTGGTGTTAGACACCTTTCAGAAATATGCAGATAAATTAAAAAATCCGCTAAAACTAGCTGACATTTTAGAAAATGCAGTTGGTGAAAACTCACCCTATGCGGCTGTATTTATTCCGGGTGGGCATGGCGTATTAGCTAAAATTCCACATAGTCTTGAGGTAAAGAAAGTTCTTAAATGGGCGGTTGAACAAGATAAATTTATTATTACGTTATGCCATGGTCCAGCCTCATTACTGGCTGCGGCAGTTAATGAACAGCCAGAAAACTATATTTTTAAAGGCTATCAAATTTGTGTATTCCCTGATTCATTAGATAAAGGAGCAAATATTGATATTGGTTATATGCCTGGAGCTTTACCTTGGTTAGTGGGTGAAAATCTTGAAAAACTCGGTGTAGAAATTTTAAATAAGGGCATTACAGGTCAATGTCATAGAGACCGTAAATTGCTAACTGGTGATAGTCCGCTTGCTTCTAATAATTTAGGGAAACTTGCAGCTGAAACATTGTTGGCTGAAGTGAAGGATTAAGTGATGAAATATGTACGCCCTGCGGGACTCGAATTTAATAGTTAAAATTAGGTTTTATTTAGTTATTTTATTTTTAATTATTTTTGATACCGTAACTCGTACCGTAAAAAGTAAAGCCCTCAAACAAATAAGGCATCCTTTTTAGGATGCCATTCTGTGCTTTTCTATCCAACAGTCTATATCAGATTCAAGCCATCTCGCAATTTTTCTTTTGCCCTCTCCAAATAACATAGAAGGAGGGAAGTAGCCTGTTTTCATCCAGTCATAGATAGTTGACTTTGGAAGGCTGGTTTTTAATTCAACCGCCTTCAAGTCAAGCAAACGACTTTGCTTTTCTGACATTACCCCTCCTTACTTTCCGCTTTAGGCTTTGCCCACCACAAACAAGGCCCATCTTCTGTATCAAAACCGGCAATAAGAAAGGCATCTTTTATAGGTGTTTGTGGTTTCCAGTTTGACCAATCTGCACAGTCGTCTTCAGGAATTTCTGGAATATCCCAATATTCCAAACGCTCAACAAGAATTTCTACACCAAGATTAATTTGTAGCTGAGCCCATTGTTCTTTTGTATAAAACTCAGCATTCTCTCCAATAGTGTCGTGCTTCTCTATATCAGGGTGGAACCAGCAGCTATTTAAATCATCTGGTACTTGTGTTGGTTGTATTTGATATTTCATCCCTCAGCTCCCGATTCGCTTGCTTCAATAGCACGTTCGATAACCACTTGGTCTTCACACATAATATTTTCTTCATCACGAGTATTGTTTGGATGACAGATTGCTATGCCAATATGACCAATTGTTCGTTCTGCAACATCTTTCGGCACAACTACATAACCCTCTGGCACCGCCTGAGCTTTGGCTTTTACACATTCCTGCCAAATGAACCATCCAGTATTTAGCTCTAAACAAGCATCTGTTAATTCACTTGCCCATTTTTCACCAGGAACTTCATATTGGTTTTTTTCTTGATTGAAGCTAATCCCAACAAGATGCACCATTTTTAAATCTTGAGTCTTTTCAATTACTGACTCGTATAGCTCTCTTTCCTTATTCAAATCTGTCATGCTGCCACCTTCAAAGTTTTAATTGCGTCATCTATAGCTTTGTTGAATTTACGAACATCTTGCTCTAATGCTTCGATAGCCAAGTCTTTAGCAAAGACGCGAATAATAATGATCTGTAGTCCTTCTGGCAGACGTGGGTCATAACTCACAAAGTCACACCATTCACGACGAGTACAAGCCAATTGACTAGTGATTTGAGGGATGTGCTCATCTGGTACTTGCTTGGTCAGCAGGGTATTCAAATGCGTTGTAGTGTCTGGGCACTTAACTTCAATTTGACCTTTATCACCCACAAGCCCATCCGGTGAAGCCCCGAACATTTCAATGAAAGGATGGTCAATTAAACCCGTTCCAACTACAAAGTTACCCGTCTCATTTTCATAAGCTGCTATTGCATGAGGCTCGTTGTCGATACCCCATTGCATAGTAGTGTTTGTGAATATTTCCTTCTGAACGCCAGTTAGGCGCTCAGCTAGAATAGTTAAACCCAATGCATTTAAAGCTTTGCCTTTATTAGGCTTCGCATTTAAATCCTTAACTCGGCTTGCTGTGACTTTGCCACAGCGTTCCGAATGCCAATCTTCACTACGCTGGAGAATGTTCATAGGTTTCTCCTTGGCGTTGTAAAGCTTGGTCAGCAAACTGAGCAATTTCTTTTAGGCTAATTGAGTGAACTTCCCAAAGGTGCTTTTTAAGGTTTCCCTTTGGAATAGCTACATAAGCAGCTTGCAATCGTTCAGTGCCGTATTGAGCTTCTGATTTAAGCGTAGCTAAATGTTCGTCTTCAAAGGCTTGGTAGCCTTCCGGCACTTCACTTGTGACATCCTTAATAGGCTGTCCACTTTCAGCAATACGTTCCGCTTCATCTTGATCATGAATACCAACAAAACCAAAGGCTAAACGAGCACATTGAATAGTTGCCTTGTGGCGCAAGAAGCGAGAAGGGTGACTCTGCCATGGTCCTTCAACAACATATCCAGTTTTAGACTTGAATGGTGCGCGATAACACTCTGCTAAATACTCGCGAACAACAGTAGGGTGGTCACGGTCTTTACGGTAGATAATGCATTCAACCCATTCAGGTGCAGCAACTTTCGCGCCTTCCATCTGAACCATATTTTCTGAAAACTTAAATTCCATACCGTTGAAATTAGAGTTTCCGTTAATGATTCGAGACCAACCATCTACGCCAACAACTGGAATAATCCCTTTGTTTTTATCTGGAAAAGCGTAGATTTCTTTAGTCCATGGGTTGAGCAAATTATCAGTTGAATTAAACGCAAGAGCCAGAAATACACATACGCTCATTTTGCATTCACTTGGAAGTGTTGTGAATTCTGCTCTCGGAGAGGAAATCGGATTTGATGGCCCTTGGATATCTAAGTTTAAAAATGACAAGAAAAGCAATGGCTTAACAGATCTTGAGACTATTTGTGTTTTGTTGGACAAGCTTGGTCTAAAGATAATTCCTGAACAATATCAATGCTATGACAAGCAATTAATTGATTCGATCTTTTTCTTGGCGCGCCTTTCTATGAATCGTGCTTCGGAAATTAATGACTTCCAACACACGGCTATAGCGCCACGTTTAGAAGAATTCGGATATTAAAAAACCGCTTCCTGCACGAACAGGTTAGCGGTCACGTTCAATCGGAGCAAACCATATGAACCATTCAATATTAGCAGACATTGAACTAAATCGGAAGATTAGTTTGTTTCAAAAAGCGGTTGAGGCTTATGCGCTTGATCGAACTCTCGAAAACTCTATGGCATTAGCTAAAGCAAAAGCTGATTTAGCTGCATTTGTATTGAGAGGTGTTTGATGGGTGCATTAAGAGTTTTGCCTTTGGAGAATGTAGACATTCACCCAAGCACAGCAAAAAGAATCGAGCAAAAAGCCATGTCCAAAAAAGAAGATGGGTACACACCATTGCCTAACTTTGTTTGTGATGAGGGGTATTTGGCTGTTTTAAGTGGTGAAGCAATTAAATGTCTAGTTTTGCTTAATAGACAAATCAAAGGCTTTCATGAAGAAAACAAGGCTATTGGTGAATCCTTAATTTTAAAATTAGCAGGCTTTAAAGACAAAAGAACTGTCAGAAAAGCGATGTCTGATTTAGCGAAATACAACCTAGTAAAAATCACTAAAACTTTGGGTAAAGCTACAAGTTATGAAGTGACTTTTGAAGATAGATTATCTATAGAACTAGTAGCATCAAATGATACTGGTGCATCTAAAGTAGTTACATCAAATGTACCTAGACTAGTAGCATCAAATGATACTGGAACTAGTAGCATCAAATGTCACTCTGTAAAAGAAAAGAAAAGAAACTTAAAAGAAAGTGAGCAACAAGAAAATCCAGTTGATGAAGTTCTGAATATCTGGAAACCAGATTTACAACAATTGAATTCTTGGATGCAAAGATCAGGTTTACCAAAAATCAATCAAGCTCAAGTTGAAGAATTACTTCTTGAAATCAATCCTCACTACGAAAGCAAAATCCACACTGGTGCAGTAACAAGCACGCAGATGTATTCAAACTTTGTGAAGTGGGTTAAGCGTGATTGCAAGCTCTTAGAGCGTTTATTCCAACAAGCTAGCGGTGTTGCACAAAACATCAATCCTTCTGAACTCAAAGCAGACATGGGGGATTGGTAATGTCGAATATTCATAACATCCCTATGGAACAAGCGGTTCTTACAGCTTTGATGACTGTGGACAAATCATTTGATGTTGTAAGCAATGACCTTGATGTTGAATGTTTCTTTCCAGAGCGCCATAAGCAGATCTTCCAAGCTATTGCTGACCTTGCAAATGAAAACAAGCCATATGATTTCGTTATGGTTGAGCAGCAGCTTAAACAGAAAAACGTAATTCATTTGATGGGTGGTTCTGAATACTTACTTCAAATGAGCAGCGAAGCGCCTTCAAGCTTTTACAACCTGGAGTCTTATGTTGCAGAACTAAACAAGTTCAAGGCACACCGTGAAGTTGAGCATATCGGGCAAAGCATTGCAGAGATTGCTAAAGACTTAACAATCCCTGATGTTCACATTGCAGCAGAAAGCATTCTGGATGGGAAGAAAACTTCGAATGATGTTGAGAAGACTAGCTTCACATTTGAAGAGGCTTTGAATCGTGCTACAGATCGTTTAATCCAAAAGGCTGAGGCTAAGGCTAACAAGCAGTACACAGGCGTAAAGTTTAACTTAACTCACCTGGATAACCTTGTTGGATTAATTCAAAAAGGACACTTCTGCATCGTGGGTGGTCGTCCTGGTTCAGGTAAATCAACTCTGGCTCAAATGTTAGTTATTCAGACAGCAGTGCGATACAACGAGCCTGTATTGGTTGTATCTGCCGAAATGGATGTAGAGACATTCACAAACCGCTGTATCTCAGCTTTAACTCAAATACCTTATGACAACATTCATAACGCTGAATTATTTGATGGGATGTTGGCTCAATTTGCAGATGCTCAAAGACGATTCAGTTCTTTGCCAATCCATATCGAAGACAAGCAAAAGCCTGTAATGGGATTCAACGGTGAAAAAGCAGATGCCATTAAAGAGCAATTTATTGATGCATTTGAGTGGATGGCTAATCAACTCAGTCAAGTTTTCCAATCAAAATGGGCTAGATATAACTCTCTAACGAATTATCACCAAGGCAGAAAAGCACAAATCAGTGGATGTGCGAGCGCAATGGGCCAGTGGCGATGGGAAAAAGAACCGCTAGAGAATGAAATTAAGGAATTGGAATATCAGCTTCAGCCACAACTTGACTTTAAGGATGCCAAATAATGGAAATCGCCTACATTGTTGCTGAATGCCGTCCATCCACTGATGAAGATAATTATGCCGATATTAATATTGGTGATGATAGCTACATTTTCTGCTCAATTGAGCCCGTTATGGATACAGGTAATTGGCAGAAAAACATTCAGGCTGCAATCCTAATTGGTATCGATATTGAGCGAACTAGGCCAGAACACAAACATATAACCCTTCATGCAGAAAGCATTTTGAAACTTTGCAAGGGTATTCAAGGTAAGCCCTTAAATGCCTGAAAACACAACCAAACAACGCCCTCAATTCGAGGGCTTTTTAATGCCCGAAAATTAAGGAGAACTTAGATGAGTTCTGGTGCACGTCAGCTAACACAAATAGCTAAAGAAACAACAATTGGTGTTACACCAAGCCCATTTGATCGTCAAACATTTGAATTCACCGAAAATGCATTAGATGCTACGGTAACTAAAGAATCGTCTAATTCGATTGCAGATTCGCGAATTGCCCGATCATCAATGATTACTGGTGCTGAATATGCGGGCGATTTAACTTGTGAAGCTAAATACAGTCCATTGATTCAAGACTTGATGGCCGCAGCCGCTTTCAATAATTGGGATAACAATGTTCTGACTTTTGGGGGAAATGTGCGTCAAACATTTAGTGTGCTTCGCGGTTTCACTGATGTAAATGACTACCACATTTTTAAAGGCGCGCATGTAAACACCTTTGGAATTGATATTCCAGAGCAAGGCTTAATCACCATGACTTTCGGGTTAATGGCTCTAGGTCGTTTGGGTGCAACTACTCCTCCATTGGGCACAGTAACACCTGCCGATGACAATCCTAAAATGTCCAACATTTCAGTTGGAGATATTTTGATTGATGGTGTTTCTCAAGCTGGCATCTCATGTATTACAGCATTCACCTTCAATTGGGATAACTCAATGCAGGTTCAACGCTGTTTAGGTAGTGGCATTGATCCTAAAAAGATTCTTGAAATGATTGCCGCAGGAACAGGTTCATTTACAGCAGCTTGGTCTCAAAACACTTCTGAGATGTACGCTAAGCAATTCACAAATGCCAATATTTCTCTACGTGTGCCAATTACAGACAGTGAAGGCAATGAATATGAGTTATTCATTCCTAAAGTTGAAATTACGGCAGGTTTACCAACAGGTGGTACAGGCGACATCTTAAATACTTCTTTTGACTACACTGTAGTTGATGAAGCTCCAACAATTACCCGTACACCAGCAACACCTTAATACTGATTTGGCAGCTTTATTGCTGCCTTCTTATTTGGAGATATAACATGGCTCTTGAAGTCAATATTCAAAGAAATAAAGACGTCAGTTTGTGGCGCGAATATAAAGATGAAGAAGGTAATGTACTTGCTGAGTTCAAAATCCGAGGCATTGGATATAAGCCTTATCAAGTAGCTTTAGAACGTGCGAATAACCAAATCACAGCTAAAGGATTTGATGTTGCTAAAGCTTCACCCGATGACAAACTCTTTCATGAATTACTATTGGAGGCAGTTGCATGCCATTTAATTGAAGACTGGAAGGGTGTTGTATTTGTCGAAGAAGGTCCTAATGGCGAACAGTTAAAGTCCGAACCTACATACAATGCAGAGAACGCTACGAAATTGCTTAACATGGGCGATTTAGGAGTTTCTCTCTGGTCCTTTATTCGAACTGAATCAGAAAAGATTCAATCAGAAGCTAATCAATATCGAGATGATGTTGTGGGAAAGTCGTCAGCCTCTACGAGTGGGCAAAGTTCGGCTCAGAAGAAGAAGCGAGCGACTACAGCAAAAAGCAAAGCGCAGTCGCAAAAGCTTTAAATCTCAACAACACTAAGGTTTTAACTAAACCTGACTATTCTTATGTAGCTAATGCAATTCTGTCTGCATATAACACCATTGCACGATCTAGACGCTATGAACAAGGTGTTCCTCTGGCGCTAGATATTTCCGCAATTAATGCTTATGTTGAGCAATATGATTTACCAGTTGAGCGTTACATCTTTAATGACTGTATCTTTACGCTTGACGATATGTTCTTGGATGAGGCGCATAAGAAGGCGACGCAACGAGCGACGAAGACTTAAATGCTGACGTGCGATACTTAACTGTGAACAAGCGACGGGATGTAACGCGATTGATGTTACATAATACGCCTATTCCCTTGACATTCCCGTTAAAATTCCTTATTGACAGGAATGTCATTATCAAATATTCTATCAATGTAGTCGCAGCGCGGTATAAATACACCACGCCTAGATTGAGGTACGATAAACACTGCGATAATCGTAAACGTATTGTAAATACGTTGCCTCTAGGTGCCGAATACAATATTAATTATAACCCTGCTTATCTTTACCACCTCTTATCAAGTCTAAACTTATGGAATTGCCAGCTATGGATAATCTTTTTTTATTTGATGAAAAAAAGTTGACCCAAGCAGCAGCTTTTTTTCTGTTTAAAGCTAATGGACATTTGCCAATTCTTAAGCTCATGAAATTACTTTATATTTCTGAAAGAGAGTCTTTTAGAAAATTTCATCGCCCATTTATTGGAGATAGTTTAGTTTCCATGAGGCATGGTCCTGTTTTATCAATAACATATAATGTTATGAATGGGGCTGTTCGTCATCAAGAGTTTTGGAATGAGTGGATATCTGATCGCTCAAATAATGAAGTTGCATTAAGAGATAAGAGTATGATTCGAAGCGAAGATGATTTGCTTGAATTGAGTGATAATGATATCTCTTTATTAAATAATGTATGGCAACAATTTGGGCACTTATCAAGATGGGATTTAGTTGATTGGACTCATACTCATTGTCCAGAGTGGAGTGATCCTGGTGCGAGTAGCACTCCAATTCGCTATGATGATTTATTCTCTGCATTGGGATTTAATCAAGAACTTCAGAAGCATATTATTGAAGATATGGAATCTGAAGTTAGAATGAATCAGGAAAATGAAAACTTATGTTGTTAGGATGCTGATTACTAATGAACTGGGAAGGTAAAGTTGGGGATGCTTTTTTTCGTCCAGATGGCTTAAAGGACCATCTGAATGTTGTACTATTTGACCCAAGTAAATACACTCAACTTGGTTATGGTAATAAAATTTGCATTGTAAGAGTTAACATCACAACACTCTATGTGGATAAGTATTACGATTCAGCCTGTATAGTTAAAAAAGGCGAACATCCTTTTGTTCAGCATGACAGTTATGTGCTTTATCGAAAACTTGAAATAGAAGATTTTGAACATGTGATAAAATGTGTTAATGATGGTCCTTGGCGTCCAGCCGATCCGGTAAGTGCAGAATTGTTATTAAGAATGCAACGGGGTGTAAACATCTCTGGAGATACTCCTAGAAAATACAAAGTTCACCTTCCTGAAGTTGATGCAAATAATCAAACTGAATAACCACCCTAGGTGGTTTTTTATTGCGCCTTTATTAACCAGTTTGTTAAAGTTAGTACACTTTATAATAAACGGATTACATTATGAAAAAAGTTTTATTGGCGGGATTTCTTGGATTGGGCTTGGTGGGGTGTGCTACAACCCCTCAACAACCATCAGAGCCTGTAAAATTTGAAAAGGTTTATCAAATTGATGGATTAAACCAAGCACAGATTTATGATGGCGCTAGACAATGGTTCGCTGTAGCTTTTGCTTCTGCTAACGCAGTAATTCAATATGAAGATAAGGCATCAGGCACTATCATTGGAAAGGGCAATATGCGATATCCTTGTTCAGGCATGGAGTGCTTGGCAATGACAGGAAACGAACGTGTTGATTTTACTGTAAGAGTGGACACTAAGGATGGGAAAATGCGCGTGGGTTATGATGGTTTAACCTATAGCGCTCCATCGCACATGAGTGCTGGAATAATGATGCCTGCACAAAATTACCCTATAACTGAAAGTAGGAAGTCCACACCACTGATTATTAGTAAGATTAATACTCTATCGGATGATATGGCTGAAAAGATTAAAACTCAGCAGAAAGTAAATTCGAATTGGTAATTAAAGAAGAGATACAGCATGAGCACACCACAATATCAAACAATGAAAGAAAGTGAAGTTTGCAATGCCATCGGATGGGGGTTAATTGTTCTAGGTATTATATCTGGATTTATTTTTATACTTGTGTTTGGCCGAGTTGAAGTTCCAAGAACTTATTATGGCACCGAGACCGTATGGTCAGGAATCATGGTTATTACAGGTATCGGGATAATCTTAAATGGATTCTTAGTGGGCTATCTGTTCCAAAAGGTTGCCAGCATATTGAGATATCACGAGAACAAGAGCGCATCTTAAGCAAAAACACTAACCCAAAAATCAACCTTAACAACCCACTCATTGAGTGGGCTTTTTATTGCCTAGAGGAAAGTAAAAATGGCACAAGAATCACGTCTCGTCATTGTAATTGATGCAAAAAATGCAGAGCGTAATGCGCGGAATCTAGGCAATGAATTGGATAGCATTGAGCGTAAAGGTGACTTTGCCACCAAATCAATGGATGGGTTATCAGTAGCTACTCGGCAGCTAGCAGGGTACATGGCTGGATTGGTTACTGTAAGTGCTGCCATTTCTAAGATGGATACATATACTGGATTACAAAATCGCCTTAAGTTAGTCACTAACAATCAA